CATCAAATCATCGAAATTCGCTTTGGCCACTTCATCGCCTTGGGCAATCGCCTGATAGTTCAAAATGCCACGGCTTCCCCGGCTTCTTTGATAGGCTTTCATGGTGTAGCTGATGAGTTTCCCGTAGTTATCATAAAGAGCGTTGATGATTTTTCTCATATCCTTTTCGGATAGTTTGAAAAATAAAGCATCACTCATTTTGTAGGTCTTTGAAAAGTTGTAGTCGCCAACCTGAACCTGGGAAAAAGTGTTGTCGAGTAGTGCGTACTCTTTCATGATATAAGAATCAGCTACAAGCAATTGTTCGCCCTCGGCGATTACCAGGCATTCATTGTTTTTGTATAGCTGGTAGATCAGTTTATGGAGAAATTGGCTTGAGTTTTGATTTTTGTTCGGCTCGACGTTCCACGAATAATATTCGTGCCCTTTTACTTCCTTATTTCGCTCAAATGTTTTAAACTCACACTTGCTTATACTGTTGGCTATCATGTTCACACACGAATAGAACGCCAATTCTCGGATATTTGTTTCAGCTACCAGTTGGCTGTATTGTTCGTCGGTCATTTCCACAGTTGCGGTCAGACCATCAGAGAACCAGTTTTTAATCCATGTAACAAGTCCCATAAATTGTCCCTCCTTTCGTGTAGATTTTTGAAGCTGTTGCAGTTTAACGACGTGGCGGGTCGAGATATGTTCACCCCCATTAAATTAATTTTGGGCATAAAAAATACCGCCTGAGCGGTTTATGGTATTAAAAAAGCACCCTTATAGGATGCTGAGTTGTTGGGTTAGATAATCTTTTATGTTCTCAACGGTGTATGGTATTCGTATTAGTTTGATGCCGTTGTTTTTACAGTAGTCTGTTTTTATTTTGTCTCTTTCGACTAAGCTTTTAAATGCCTTTTCGCCTCCAAAATATTCAGATGGCTCAAAGTGCTGTTGTCCATCATATTCAATGGCCACATTAATGTCTGGCAAGTAAAAATCAAACGGTAAGGCTCTTTTGCTTTTGCAATCGGGAAACCTATGTTCTGGCACGTTGCTTAACTCCAGTTCGCCTAATATTTTTAATACTTCTCGCTCCCCGCTTGACGCAGAACATGATGGGCATTGCGCTCCCCCCATCAGTGTGGCGGGGCTTGTTTCCCATTTTCTACCACATAATTTGCACTCTACTTGTATTTTTGAATGGTATTGATAGTATTCCCCTATCACGCGTATGTTTTTATTTACAGCGCTAAGCTCTTTTGCGAATCGCGCCGTTGTCTTTTGTGGGATAGGGAAACAAACATAGCATTTACGCCCCTGCAAAACTTTATTTGGGTTAGCAAAATATTCACTCCCGCACTTGTTGTGGCGCATTAAAACGTCTGTTTTCATGTTTTTAAACTCACTTAGAACGGTATACTCATCGCCGTATAAACTAAAAACATCTCGAACGAATTCTTCTTGTGTTCTCCTTTGAGCTTTATTACACTTTGGGCAACCAGTGCCTATTAATAAATGTCCCGGACTTGTGCTCCACTCATAACAATCAATTTTACACTTGCATTTTATTGGAGTGCTTGCGTTGACGTAATTTCCGATTATTTCAATATCTTTGTTTACGGCTTGAAGTTCCTTTTTAAATTGCTCATGCGTTTTTCTAATTGCGGACGCGCCTCGTTCGATGGCGCACTTTGGGCACCCACACCCTCGCAACAAACTATCCGGGACGGCCTCCCATTCGTTGCCACACGTTTTACATTTGCATTTTATTTTAATTCTTGCTGTAACATAGTCGCCGATAACATCTATGTTTGGGTGGGCAACTTTCATTTCAGCCTTGAACTTGTCCAGCGTCTTACTTTTTTCTCTCGCTCTTTTGCTAAATGCGCATTTTTTACAACCGGCTCCCCTTAAAAGTAGGCTTGGTAAAATATAATCATCGTGACCACATATGTTGCACTTGTAATAGATTCTATCTTTACATGACTTATATTCCCCTAATAGCGTTATGCCTTTGTTTCCTTTTTCTGAAAATTGCACCATGAATTCTTCATGCGTTTTTTTTGCCATAAAAATAACACCCCCGATAGTATTTGCTCCGAATTAATGTTGTTGCAAGAAATAAGGTTCGGATGCCTTACTTGTCGCGGAGGCTCATGACTTCCTCGGCTATCTTGCCCTTTTATTATATCATTACTTTGGCTTAATAGCAACGATTATCAGTATATAAATACCGGCATATCACACGTTTCTGCGAAACTATCATCAAGTTCGCTCTCAATCGTCATCGCATGAACAACAGCCATCCAAGGATCATTTTTCCTTGAGCGTCCCTCAATTTTTCCGTAATATCTGTTGCCCGTATCTGTGCCCATCGTCTTTCCCGACTTAATAACTTTTGTGTTATTAACCGCTGATCTCAACAACCTGTTATCGCCCCACACAAAATATTCATTTACAAAGCAACTGTCTATAACTGGCACCACTTGCATAATTTGGCTAGGGCGTACAAGGTGAACGTTTTTGTTTTCTTTAGCATCAAACCCTATCTTCTTGAGCGAATTCGCTAACAGCGCATAGCGGAAATTATCGAGGGCTATTTTTTTGATATTGTAAATCTGACCGTACCCCATAATCCAATCGGAAATTAAATCAGGGTTTATTTCAACATCATCAACCAATGTCAGCAAGCCCTCTGATGCCAGCTCTCTATATGGCATTTTCATTCTCGCTAAATCAGCGGATTGTAGGCATAACCACGAGTGGCTAATGTCATACCTCATATTCCCTTGTTTTATGTGGATACAAGCGCTTGTTATGTCAGTTGTCATTGAGTAGTCAATTCCAACGACAGCATCATGCCCAATAAGGTCTGGTATTTCTCTGTTTGTAGCAAGAACATTTTCCCATTTAGCAACCACAACTTCTTTGTTGTTGTCGGGGATATTCATTCTTTTGGTTTGAAATGCTGTAAACTGGTTCGGGCTTGCTTTCCAGTCTAAATATTCTTTCGAGATTTCTTCTTCAAGATGCGGTAAATATTTAAGCGATGGGTTTGATTTATGCCAGTTTATTGGATCGTCTATTTCTTCTTTGGAATCAAGACGGCATATAAATGGCAACATCCCGTTATCGTCACACTCACCATTCAAAACTTGAACACTCTTTTCAAGATAGTCATCGAGGGGGCCGCCGCGCACATCACCATTCGTTGTCGCGTATGCCCTTCTTGGATGTTTCTTTTTACCTAACCCAGTAGTAAATACATTAATATTTAAGTAGTCTTGATACTGATGTATTTCATTAAAGTAAACTATTCCAGATCTCAATCCATCTTTTCCTTTTGGGCTGTTTGTTCGGCCCTTTATCATGGATTTCGTTTTTCTATTCATAACTTCTTCTTTATTCCAATAGAAAAACTTTTTCATCTTCTTTAATTGGTGTGGTTGTTCCAACGCCTCGATAATATCTTTCAACGGGCGCATGGCCTGATCTTCATTATTGGCACAAATATCCACATCATAGTTCTTTATTCCATTATGTTCTGATGATAAGCAGAATGATTCAAAAGCGATGTAACCATCTTTCCCAGCCCCACGACCTACCAGCATGAACAAGTCTGGCCACCGGGGTAGATCATCCCTCGTTCGATATGTGCAGCAATGCAAACCTAAAACAAATTTTTGCCAATCAAATATTTGCTCGTATGGGAAATATTTTGATAGACCTAAATATTTTTCCAGTTGTTCATCGTTGATATAAATATCTTCATTCTCAAAACATTTTCGCACGTGGGCTACCAGTAGCAGCTGGTCTTTACAAGCGACGATTTCGCCACTTTCGACCATTTCAATATATTTTAGTATGTGGTGATTTATTTTATAATTCCTCATCACCATCATCACCACCCTGTCTTACCGGTTTAATCCCCAACGAATCCAAGAGTTTTAACATCTGGCCATTGACCTTTAAAGATTGGTCTATGGAGTCGTTACGTTTAATCCCCATTTGACCGCCCCCATTATTGTAGACACTGTTTACCCCACGTTCTTTTATATCGTCCGCTAAAAGGTTCTTTGTGTCCCAAAAATTCATATAATCATCAACTAGATCGGCGTACTGTCTACCAACCGTCCCGTTTCTATCCAGCTGATCCAATAGGTCTTTTTTGATTTCTTCTCGAATGCTTGTTTGTTTCCCCATCCGTCTCACCTCCCTTCATGTGATATTTTAAAATTTATGAAATGTACTA